TTCGTGTATGCCGTTTTGTCGCATTGCTTCGGCTCGAATTGTTTGTCGTAGTTCGTTGCGTTGTGACACGTAACGGTGGCCGAGTGTGTTATTGCATTTAGCGCAAATGCCACGAAGGTTTGTTAGTTCGTGTCCGCCGCCTGCGTCTATTGGGATTATGTGATCGACTTGTGTGCTGGGTTGCCGGTTGCAGACGGTGCAGGTTGGTTGCTCTCGTAGTATGACCGCCCTGTTTTTTGTGTACTCGTAGTCGTGGTGGCTGGTCATGCTCACGCCCTCGCGTTGCTCGGTTGTGCTAGCGCGCGCTGTCGCGCTTGCTGATGTTTGTTGTGACTGATCATGTTGTCAACTTTATGTTTGTGGTTTGTTTATGTTATGTCAATTTGTGTTGTGATGTTAGACCTAGTGCGCTAAGCCCCCCGTCGTCTGCCTCACTCGACACCCTATTTCTTTAGCGCATTTGCCTGACCACGTGTTACCACGTGCGTCATCTACCCACGTTGCCGTGTGTTACCAACCGCGCTGCAAAACGCTTAGGTCATGCCCGTTATTTAGGTTTTACTATTTCTTTTCTAACGTCTTTTAACGCCTCAACTGCCATTGCATATAACTCAGGATAAAACTCTTTGACGCGTCGCAAATCTTTAACCGCCATTGACAACGCGTGATGATGCTTCATTAAGGTATCTATTCTTTTCATTTTGGCTCGCTCGCTTTCAATGCGTCAATAACCTTGCTGATATCACGCTTAGTTAACTCGCCCGACGTATGCACCTCACGGTTTAACGTAGCACTAATAAACGTTTTAAGATCGTCGCCTTTGAGCCCTTGCCCGTTAGCCAACGCTCGCATCATGCCCAACTGCTTAGGTGACGCATATTCCCGCTGTGGCTCATCAGGGAATGGTACTTCGACATCGTGCATAGGTACGACAGGCGCAAGCCTCGCCGTCGGTTGACGTGATTGCGCGGCCTCAACCTCGTTACGTGACGCAATCGACTTACTAATACCAAACCCCATGTAGCCGAGCGCTCGACCCAACGCCGACGTAAACCCGACCTCGTTCTCGCTCATTTTGGTGTACGGCGTACGCCCGGGGTATATCTCACACGCTGATGCGATCGCTGGTATCGGGTCGGCAGCGTCACGCCACACCGTCACCGTGCAACGAATGAAACATGATTTGTCAGGCATCTCAATTATTTCGCGTTGCGTTTCTTGTATGCGTAGGTCAGGGTATTTTTTTAACGCCATGCCGAGACGTGTTGGTACGTCGACATAGTTGTCAAGATTAAAACCCGTCATAACGACTGCCATATTGTTAGGCGTTGTGCGTGATCGTGTTCGCCGCCACGATCGGCATACGTAATCTCACCCGTGTTTTTAATAACGCCCTGACGTTGAGCAACCAGTAATCGAGCGGTCATGCCTTTAGTTACAGGGAACGTCGCGCCCAATTCGTACCAAACTTGGTCGGCTGTAAAGCGTGGCAACATACGTGCCATTTTGCGTATCGCTGCGTCAACACGGTTTTGTTGCTCAGGTGTCCATTTAGCGTTTGCGCTGGCTTGACTTTCGGCCATTGCAATACGCATACGGTTTTTATCGTGTTTAGTTAGCACGATGCACCATGTTTTCTAAACGCTGTATTTCAACCTCGTTCTCGTTTAAGCGCAGTTGCTTGATACCAATTTCGATGTCGCGCTCTTTGACACGTTCGTGCAGATCGTTGATAATGCTTAACAAATATTTGATCTCAATGCGTGTTTGGTTTAGCACGTCGATCAACTCGCCGTCGTCTAAAACGTTGCGATCGTCAATCTCGTGCTGGATTTTGCGTAACGTGCTACGCGCCGCCAACTCCCACGGGTTATATATCGGCACTTTGTGTTGCGTGATCTCGTTCATCACTTGCATTAATGCTTTAAACTGTGGGTCAGTTCTCGGGTCGATGTTCTCGGTCATCTCTTGCCTTTCGTTTGTTGGTGACTGACATTATCAGGTACGTGTACGCGGTTAACACACTTGCAAGGAATAGGTGTTTTAGAGTGACCATGCGCGCCACCCATTCGAGTATCTAAAGATTGCCAGCGCCGACCGTAGGTTGTCCTCTAAATCAAATAGGTCGTCGCAAGTCCGTATCAGGCCGTATGCCTGCAAGTAGCCGTTTGCGTAATACTTTGACGGTTTGCACCAAAACTGGTTGATCTGCATGACCCCGTTTGACCCGCCGTTAGGGTCGCGCGGGTTGAACGCGTCAGGCTGGCAACGGCTCTCACGATACGCAACCGCAACCAGTTGGGTTAGGTCTTGTTCTGCCCAGCCAACGTGTCGAGCCATGTCAAACACCGTCTGACACGCGTCAGGTTGCGTTATAGGCGTAGTAACAACCGTGGTCGGCGGTACAGGCGCTGCAGGCTCTAAACCTTGCCATACGGTTATTGGCGCTGGGCGTAGTTCTGCCGGGGTTGGGGTTGGTGGTTTGTGTAGTACGAATATTGACGTGACGCTAATGAATAGCGATACGCCAATTTTGGTGATGAGTGTCATAAGTGACCTACTTTCTCGGTAGGTCTATAACCCTAGACGGGTTTTGGTGGCGATGTGGGGAATACCCCGAAAACCGTTATCCAGCGCTGTTTTGCGATCATTGCGTCGTTGGCTACGTGCGGGTCAATCTCAATGTGATACCAGTCGCCCTGCTCGACTGACGGTAATGGTTGCCATGTACCGCGATCGCATTTCCACGACCGTTGCAACGCGTAGTCAATCACAAGTTGTATGCCCAAGTGATCGGCGTTTTCTAAACATTTGACAATAAACGCTAATGACGCTTTGCGGCCGTCTTGTTTGCCTAACTTTTTTTGGTTTAGCCAACGATACGACAAGTCCATTGCCAGCCCTCGAGCGTGATTGCTGATCGTGCCGGGTCGATTGCGAATATCGCGGTTAACAAATGTGCCGTTATTCCACAAAGTACCGTTGCTGTGTTGGCAACAAAGTTTCGCCCACTCGGTCGTGCCAGCCAACGCTGCTTTAACGACTGGTTGTTGCGTGATTGTGTACGGTCTATTCGGCATCGTTTTTTGCTTTAGTTTTTATGCCGTTTGACGCAACAATGCCAGCCAACGTTCCCGACAAAAACGTGACAATCGTTGCCATTAACGAAATAAATTCTTTGTCGTTTGGTGCTTGTTCCATCGGTTGCGATATAAATAGCAGGCCGTACACAAAACCGATAACAACTACGGCAAATACAACTGCTAGCAACACGCCGACGGTTACGACCATTCGAGCGTGTAACTCGTTTGGTGTGTATCTGTGCCGGGTCATGGTGTTATGCCGCATCGATCAGGCACGTTGCAGTTATTTAGTGTCATGTTTTTGACGCGCGATTTGACTGTAAGTGTGTTGTCGCGTGTCGTTTCGCAAGCGGTCAACATCAGTACTAACGCAAACAACCTGTATCGCATCGCATTATTGTTCGTTGTCATTTTCTTCAAATTGTGGTGCTACAAATTCATCTGCCTCTGCGTCGTATGTCCAGCCAGCGCCCGCGTAACAACCACGGAAATTGTTGTGGTAACTGGTCTGTAACCATTCGCCTGTCAACCCTAATGACGCTAAAAACGCTTGGCCGAGTGGTTCGCTTTCGGGAAAATCGCCACCGCCGCAATCGTCGTTTGACACGACAATTACTTGTTGCACTATGTTGTTTTCTATTTTCGCAAAATGTGCCATTAGACGCGCCACCTTATGTAGCAGATACCGCTACCGCCGTTGCCTGTTGTGATTACTCCGTATCCACCGGCCCCGCCTTGACCCGTGTTAGCACCACCGTTTGGTGGTGTCGTGGTTGCTGTACCGGCAACACCGCCTGTTGCTGCTGTGCCGCCTGCAGTACTTCCACCACCGCCGCCGCCTTGTGCTTTTAATAATGCACTTCCGCCGATAAATGCACTTACGTCGTAACCAGCGCCGCCTGTGCCGCCTGTTGTGCCGCTCGAATTACCGCCGCGAGCCGTGTTCCCACCGCCGCCACCTGCGTTTGTTGTGGCTGTTGAATTGCCGCCGCGATAACCAAGTAACGCACTTTCGTTGCCTGCCGAAGTGCCGCCGTTTGTTGAACCAATACCGCCGCCCACAAAACCTTTTGATGCCGCAGTATCAGTAACCGTTGTGCAATTTCCGAGCGCACCAATACTGTATGGCGATGATGCGCCAATTAGAGTGTTGCTACCTTGTGCAAAAAATGCTGTATAAACAAAAATTGAACCACCTGCACCAATAGTTATAGTTTGGTTTGCGTCTAAATAAACTGAACCGCTAACAATTTGACCAGCGCCACCACCACCTGTTGCATAAACACTTGATAGCCAAGAACTCCCGCCTCCGCCGCCGATTGCAAGGTAATCAAAAAACCCGCTTCGAGTAACTGTCAAAGTGCCTGTGCTGTTAAATGTCAAGTACTCGTAATTTACGCCGCTAATAGTGACCGCTGTTGGTGATCCAATTCCGCCTGTTGCTCTACCCCAAGTAGGTGCGCCACCGCTAAAAAAAATAGCAGCACTAGCACTCGTAAAATAAAGCGTGCCACCTCCCCATTGTGCCAACGCTAATGAGCCAGCAGTTGTTACAGTCGCCGTGCCAGCCGTGATCGTACAAGTTGACGACGAAATGTTCTGAATGAATAAAGTGTCGCCAGCGCTAAATAAACTTGTGTTAACCGTAACCGTGCTTGCGCCCGACACGTTCATTACAATTCGAGTGCCTTTATCGGCTGCAACCAAAACATAACTTGCAGTCTTTGTGCTAACTGTCCAGTTGTAATCGTTTGCTTGCAAACTGTCCATTTGCGCGGCCGTCAAAACTTGGCCTGCTGTAAAATCTTGTATCGCCATAATGCCTACTTTAACCTAGCCCGTTGTCTGCTGAGATGATACCGAACGACGGGTCGTCAAGTATCAACTCGTTTAATACGATTACGGGCGACGTGTAATAAGTAACGCTATGCCCGTTATTGACGTTGATCGTATGCTCAATGCCCTCAATAGATAGATTTTGGGCTAGTGACGCTGGGCTTGTGCCGGGGGCAAACGATTTCTCGATAGTGATCGTGTCAGATATGTCGAGTATTGCGACCGTGTCACGCTGGGCGCTGCTCAGCAACGGAAACCCTGTCGCTAGCGATGTGTATCGTGGCTCAGGGTTTGGGTCAAGCAAATAGGTCGCCAACTCGAGCGCCGCCGTGTCGTTATGCAACAGGCTATTTGTGATGCTGTAAGTCTGTATAAAGTACGTTGCTTGACTGCCAGCGTCGTCAGCGATCTGAGGGTTGTTACTGCCCAAGTGTTGCACGACCGCACGGTTAACAACCTGATCAGCCTCGAATGTTATGCCTACGCCGTTGTACGGTATGTTTGTGCCGTCGTCGTGGAAGTCTGCGACGCTTGCGTCGAGTGTTGTGCCTATACGTGGTTCGAATACGATGTCGCCGTCACGCGACATATATAGACGGCCTTGCTCAGCCTCGTTGACTTGCGCCAAATAGCCGAGAACGTTTGTGCCTTGCGCGATCGTAAACGCCGCGTCACCGCCAAGTGTTTGTGTGCCTGTGCCAATACTGCGATTAGCGACGGGGAACGCTACTTCGGGTCGGTCAAGTATTGCCGACACACGAACGCTTGACAATTCCTCGCTGACGTTGTACTCATCTAAATATGTTTGCGATAACAAATAGAAATCGTCGGCACAAAATACCGTGACCGTATCTAAACCACCAAGCGCAAAGTTGTAATCAAAATTAACAATTTTGCCGACGAATAAATATTCTTTGACGTTGGTGGCGCTGTATCGAGACAGTCGCACCGATCGCATAGGTGCTAAACCCGGCTTAGCCTCTGCGGTGTTATAGAACGGACTGTTCTCATCGAACGGCATAAAAATTCCATCCGTATCGAGCATTACGAACGTCATTGTGCCTGCACCAAACTGGTCGCCTTGATCGCGTCGCCCTCGACGCACAAACACTTGGTTGATGCCGTCTAAAACGCTTACGTATTGGGTTGTGCCGTCAAGCACGTATGTGCTGGTTATTAGTGAACTGTTTAGCCCCCACGTGGCAGTACTGGTTGACGCGTCGGCTGTGCCGTTCCAAGCCTGTTCCGTGAGTGTGTATCCCGTGTAGGTGTCGGCGTATGTACCGTCAAAATACGGCAACGCCGATGACGATTGTTCTAAAAGTACTGCATCAACCAAAGTTATATTTGACAAACTTGGGTTGTTGATTTGCATTGAAATAACAATGTCGGCGGTGGCCGTTGTTGCTGGTGCTGTTGCTGTAAGAGTTAAGCGTGTCCAACCTGCGCCAACATTTATTGTCGTATCAATTCCTGTCGCAGTTGAAATTAAAGCACCGCCACTTGTAAAAAATCTTAAACTCATTCTGTGTTGCCGATTGTTGCCAGCAGAGTTATAAACATAAGCGCTAGCCGTGTAAGACAAACTGGCGGTTGCTGCCGAATTTGGTTCGTACGCTGTTCTCGCAGCCGTGTCAACGGCGCTTGCACTCGTCATTTGCAACGATGCTGTGCCAATATAATCATTTGTTGTAATTCTTGCAAGAGTGCATGACGCAACAGCCCATGTAGTTGTGTCTGTTTCAAAGTTTGGGTTTGTTACAAGATTTGTGCGAGTAGCCGTAGTCGTGTAACCCGACAAAATACCCGCAACCGCGTCATCAAGCAAAAACGCATCTTGTACAAACCCCGTGTCAATCTCTAGGTCATAGTTGCCACTAGCAACGACCGCAACGCCAGCCATTAGACCGCTATCTGTAAATCAAGTGGCCCTGACACGCGTTGGTAGGCGAGCAAACTATCTAACACGCTTTGACCGATCTCGGCGCTAGTCGAGATACCGCCCGTCACGTTGATCGTTACGCCACCGCCATTACGCGCTGCGATACGTTCAGCCATACCAAACTCGGTCAACGCGCCTTGAATAGTCATCAGGTCGCCGCCGCCACCAACACCACCACCGCCACCACCGCCGTTACCGGCAGAGCCACCGCCGTTGCCGCCGCCACCAACAATCGGCGACACCAAACCCGGCATTGTCGCGCCTGCTTCTCGAGCCATACGATCGGCCGTGCGTGTTTCAGCGCCACCACTTGTACTACCGCCACCGCCACCAATACTGCCCAAATTTATTGTCGGCAAACTCGGTATATCGGTAAACGGGTTAATCAAATTCATGCCACGAATAATCAAATTGATTGCACCAATAAACGAATTAGCAAACACCTCAAAACCTGCAATCAGACCGTTAAGCACAATGTTGACAATGTTGCGAAACGTCTCGAATTTTGTGTACGCAATCGTCAAACCAGTTACCAGCGCTGCGATACCGACCGCAATTAAACCAAAAGGGTTGAGCGCCATAGCAATATTTACCGCGACGATTGCGGCTGCGACTGCCGATATAGCGCCTGCAATAATCATGAACGCTTTAGGGTTGCGTTGCGCCCAGTCAGCCATTGCCTGCAAATACGGCAACACTTTTTGCAACACGGGTAGCAACGCCGCACCGATGCTCTCTTGTGTTTCAGCCAAACTGTTTTTAAGTATCTTAAATTTGCCTGCCGCGGTTTCTGCCGATCGTGCGGCCGCGCCACCAAAATTATCGTTCAACGCCATCATCACGACATCGAGTGATGCACCCTCTTTAATTAGCCCAGCCATTTCAGGCGATAACGCACGTAGCCCCTTCATGTTGCCCGCGTACGCTTTGCTTAATGCGTCGCTGACGGTTGCCAAACTTAAACCCGTGGCGGTCGATACGTCTTGAGCAAGTGTTAACGCGCTGGTTGCGTCACCAACATCTTTAGTACCAACAAGCAACGCCGCAAACGCTGGCCTCAACTCACTATCAGCCGTACCAGTCGCCCTTGACATAGCCGCGATCATGTCCTCAGTCGCCGCAACTGTCGCATCAGTAGCACCAACAACGTTTTGCATAGTGTTAGCCAAAATCGCTTGTTGCTGTTCATCTTCGGCTGCTGCTTTAGCCGCCAACCCCAACGCACCCGCAACCGCCGTTAACGCCGCCGCTGCCGGCACCGCCGCTTTCTTGATTGCAAATTGTGCTTTTTCGCCGACGGTTTCTAATTGCTTAAATTCTTTAATTGCTTTGTCAATGCCTTTGCCGTCAAACTCGCTGACAATAGGTATAGAG